TTACAAAATTTAATTATAATAGTTTTGATCTAACAACTGCAGCTAGCAAAGGTCTTGCATTTAATTCTAGTGCTAATGGTTTTGAAACTGCTGCTGAAGGTAGCATGACTTTAATTAAAACAGTTACAGCATCAAACGATGCAACTATTGATTTTGTTGATGGCACATCTTCTGTAGTTTTAGATAACACATATCCTGTTTATTTATTTAAAATGATTAACGTGCATGGAGTAACAGATGATACTCAATTTAAATTTCAAGGAAACGCATCTGGTGGAAGTGGTTTTAATGAAACTATAACATCTACTTATTTTAAAGGTGGCCAAAATGAAGCTGGTGATTATACTATTCTTGGATATGGTACAGGTTCAGACCAAGCACAAGGAACAGGTTATCAAACTATTTCTGAAAATATGGGTAATGCAAATGATGAATGTGGGTCAGGTGAATTATATTTATTTAATCCAAGTTCTACAACTTTTGTAAAACATTTTTTAGTTAAACTTCAACATCAACAGCACGCATCACAATCTTATCAAAGTTATACAGCAGGATATTTTAATACAACATCTGCAATTGATGAAATTAGTTTTAAATTTGCATCAGGAAATATTGATAGTGGAACAATCAAACTTTACGGAATAAAGGATAGTTAATGGCACTTAATAAATTAAAATTTAATAGTTTAAATGTAACGCCAACAGCAGGTAAAGCAGTTGGATTTAATTCTAGTGCTAATGGATTAGAAGCTACACTTAGTGGTGGTGCTATGACATTCATTAAAAAACTTACTGCTAGTTCATCTAGTACATTATCATTTGTTGATGGGTCTAGTTCAGTTGTTTTAGATAATACTTATAAAGAGTATTTATTTTTATTTAAAAATATACATCAATCAATAGACCAAGCATACTTTCAATTTAACTTTAGCACAGATGGTGGAAGTAATTATAATGTAACCAAAACTACTTCAGCATTTAATGCTTTTCATACTGAATCAGATTCAACTGAATTAGTATATGCAAGTACAACAGATATTGCACAGAGTACAAATTTTGCAAGTCTTTCAATTCTTACAGGAAATGGAGATGATGAAAACCAAAGTGGAGTGTTTCATTTGTTTAATCCTAGTTCCACTACCTTTGTAAAACATTTTATTTCAGATTTACAATGTAATTATAGAGTTGGATTACCAGCTTCAGTAAATTATAAAGTTGCTGGGTATGGAAATACAACATCAGCAATAGATGCAATTCAGTTTAAATTTTCATCTGGTAACATAGATGCAGGAACAATAACATTATACGGAATTAATTAAGGAGAAACAATGTACATAGGAAAAACACCCACAGTAGGTAACTTCCAAGTCTGTGATGCGATATCAGTCGTAAACGGACAGGCAGCCTATACCCTACAAGTAGGGGGCACAAATGTCGCCCCAGAATCAGCTAATCATATGCTGGTGTCACTCAATGGAATTTTACAAAAACCAGGTAGTTCTTTTACTATCTCAGGTTCTACAATGACTTTTGCTAGTAATTTAGCAACAGGAGATGTTATTGACTTCGTTCAAATATTAGGTAATGTGCTCGACATCGGCCAGCCGTCTGATGACACTGTGACTGCTGCTAAATTAAACAATGATATTATCTCAGGACAAACAGCTTTAACAGCTGAACCAGATGATACAGACGAATTCCTTGTCTCAGATGCAGGTACGATAAAAAGAATTGATTATTCATTGATTAAAGGTGGTGGAATTACAATGGCAGATATGTGGAGATTATCTTCTAATCTTACTGCTTCAACTACAGATTCAAATGTAGATGTCACAGCTAACTGGGAAAGAGCAGATACAAATGGATATGGAAATATAGGGTCAGCTATGTCAAATAGTTCTGGTATATTTACTTTTCCATCAACTGGAATATACCAAATTTATCTTCAATATATGTTTGAAACAGGATCTGGAACAGCACCTTTTCATGGTCTTCATCTTTTTACTACAACTGACAACTCAAGTTATAGTGGTGCAACTGAAAATTATATAGGTCTTGCTAATAATTATAATTCAGCATCAGCACAATTTATATTTGATGTTACAAATACATCTACACATAAAATAAAATTTGTATATTATGTTAATGCTTCAACAATACTAAAAGGATCAACTTCTGCACAAATGACAGGATTTACAATAGTAAGATTAGGAGATACATAAAATGAATAGAGATTATTTTCAAGAAGCATTACACACTTTTAATGGTAGCAATTGGTATGGTTGGAAAACACATGATGACAATGGAAATAAAATTCCTAACGACCAACGAATGACTTATGCTAACATTAAAATTATAAAAGATGGTGCAACTATGCCAACTGAAGCAGAAGTAAATGCAAAGATACAAGAATTAAAAGATGCTGAAACAGATAAGACAACCAAAAAAGCATCTGGCAAACAAAAACTTTTAGACTTAGGATTAACTGAAGAAGAAGTTAAAGCATTGATAGGAGTTTAAATGGCTCTTAACTTTGCTAACAATAATTCCTTATCAGCAATAACAACTCTACCAGCATCTATTTCTGGTGGTGCTATGACTTTAATCTCAGAGCAAACTGCATCTAGTTCAGCTAGTATATCTTTTACATCTGGTATAGATTCTACTTATGACAGCTATGTTTTTAAGTTTATAAACATACACCCATCAATTAATAGTATTCAATTTTTATTTAATGGAAGTACAGATGGTGGAAGTAATTACAATGTCACAAAAACAACTACTAATTTTTCAACATTACATAAAGAAGATGATTCATTTACATTTTTAGGTTATCAAACTTCTGCTGATTTAGCACAAAGCACAAATTTTGTAAGAATAAATGCTAATGAAATTGGTGCAGATAATGACCAACATTTGTCTGGAACTTTACAATTATTCAATCCCTCATCTTCGACATTCGTTAAGCATTTTATAGCAGATTCTCAAGTTTCAGAGCAATCAGACCATTCAGAAAGAGTTTTTGTTGCTGGTTATATGAACACAACATCTTCTATTAATGCAGTTCAATTCAAAATGAGTTCTGGCAACATAGATAGTGGAGTAATAAAATTATATGGCATTAGTTAAGTATAACGACAATAGTATAAGTGCAATCTCTAGTGCTGGACAACTAGCAACAGGAAGCCTAGTACCTATTAAAACTTTAACTGCTAGTAGTTCTGCAACATTGTCATTCGTAGATGGAAGTAATGATGTAATCTTGGATAGCACCTATCCTATTTATAAGTTTGAGTTTATTAACTGCCACCCAAGTTCTGATAATGTAGGTTTTAAATTTAATATGAGTGTTGATGGTGGAAGCAATTACAACGTAACTAAAACTTCAACAGTTTTTGCATCTTATCATTATGAAAATGATAGTTCTACTGCTTTAGCTTATGGAAGTTCTGTTGATTTAGCACAATCTACATCTGACCAACAAATATCAGGTGGAACAGGTTCTGATAATGACCAAAGTGCAAATGGAAGTCTAACAATTTTTAATCCTAGTAGTACAACTTTTGTAAAACATTTTTTAGGTTGTGTTCAAACAAGTGGTGGAGATGATAGGTCATTAAAGTATTATTCTGGTGGTTATGGAAATACAACCTCTGCAGTAAATGCTATTATTTTTAAATTTGCTAGTGGCAACATAGATTCTGGCACAATAAAACTTTATGGAATAAAGGATTCATAATATGTCTATCGTTAAATTAAATAATCAAGCTGTAAAAAACGCAACCTCATTTGGTTCTATATCAAGTTTAGGTAGTATGACATTAATTAAAAAACTTACAGCTAGTTCTTCTGCTACTTTATCTTTTGTTGATGGCTCTGATGGTGTGGTGTTAGATAATACTTACAAGGAATATGTATTTACATTTAATAATATTCACACTTCTGGAAATGACATAAAATTCCTTATGCAAGGAAATGCTTCTGGTGGTAGTGGTTATAATGAAACTATAACATCTACATATTTTAGAGCATATCATAATGAAGCGGGTACTTCTTCAGCATTATCTTATGAAGCTGGTCAAGATTTGGCTCAATCAACAAATTTTCATGAACTTATTGATAGTTTAGGAAGTGATAACGACCAAGCCATGTGTGGAAGCATGACATTATTTAATCCATCATCAACTACATTTGTTAAACATTTTATGAGCAAATGTAATAATGCTCATCAAGGAAATTTTACTTTAAATGTATTTACTGCTGGATATTTTAATACTACGTCAGCTATTGATGAAATACAATTTAAAGCTGGTTCAGGCAACATAGATGCTGGAGATATTTGCCTTTACGGAATTTTATAAAACAATTAATAATTAAGGAGAAACATAATGCCAAGATATCATAATATAAATGGTAACAGAGTACAATTTACAGCAGCTGAAGAGACAGCTAGAGACAATGAAGAAGCGGCTTGGGCTAATGCAGCTCCCGCTAGAGCTTTAGCAGATTTAAGATCTAAAAGAGATCGTCTTTTAGCAGCATCTGATTGGGAAATTACATCGGAACTTGAGAAAGGCAATGCTATATCATCTGATATGAAAGCCTACAGACAAGCTCTTAGAGATTTACCTTCAGGTAAAGACACTGTTGCTAAATGTGAAAACGCTACATGGCCAACTAAACCTTAATGGCTAGAGTAAATTTTGTACATTTTGTACCAAGACCAAAACCTAAGAAACGACCAGGAAGACATAGAAAAAATTTAAACAAAGGATCAACATTTAAAAAATATAATAGGCAAGGAAGATAAACAATGGCAACAAAACCAGCAGCAGGAGCAACAGTAGATACAGTAAATCTAGATACTGGAGCAGTTAAACCTACATCGAAGAATCAAACAACTTCTAGTAAGGCTACTTCATTAATTGAATCTATATTAACTAAACCTACTATGCCTACGGGGACTACTATATCTCCTCAATTGCAAAATGTAAAAACTAATGAATTAATGGCAACTCCTGGAGTTACTGGTACGGTTGCAGCAGCTACACCAACAGCTACAGCAGCACCTACAATAACAGGGGCAGCAGCACCAACTACTACAACAGCAACAGGACCTACAGCACAAACAGCACAAACTGCAGGAACAACTACAGTAGCAGGATCAACTCCTACTATGACTGCAGCTACAGGAACGGTAACAGCACCAGCAGTAGCAGCTCAAGGTACAGTTAGTACAGATGCTACAGTTAGAGGTCAGTTAGCTGACTTACAACAGGATGTAACTACAGCAGTAGCAGCAGGTAATCCTTTACCTGTATGGGCTAGAGGTGCAGCTAAAGCAACTGAAGCGGCTATGGCTGCTAGAGGTATGAGTCAAAGTTCTATGGCAGCTGAAGCATTAGCTGAAGGTATTATGAACTCTGCTATACCAATTGCTAAAGCAGATGCAGATACTTATAAGCAAATGATATTTCAAAATCTTGCTAATAATCAACAGGCTGCAATTACAAATGCACAATCATATCTACAAATGGATATGGCTAACTTGTCTAATAATCAACAAGCTAACTTACAGAATATTCAAGCAAGACAATCATTTTTATTATCAGATCAAGCAGCAGCAAATGCAGCAGCACAGTTTAATGCCACTAGTCAAAATCAAGTAAATCAATTTTATGATAATATGTCTGCACAAATGTCAGAACAAAATGCAGCTAGATCAGATGCAATGAAACAATATGCAACTAGTGAAGCAAATAAAATTTCAGCATTAAATGCACAAAATCAAGTACAAGTAGATGAAGCTAATGTAGCTAGAGAATCTGCTATTAATCAATTTAATGCTACATTAGATAATCAAAGACAACAATTTAATGTTAATAATCAAAGAGAAATTGATCAATCAAATGTAGTTTGGAGAAGAGGTATTAATACTGCAAATACTGCAGCTGTTAATGCAGCTAATCAAACTAATGCACAAAATTTACTAAACTTATCAAACTGGGCAATGTCAGCATCATGGCAACAATGGAGAGATGAAGCTTCATGGGTTAATACTGCATCTCAAAATGAAAAAAATAGAAATCATAATTTAGCTATGGCTGCAATGGAAAGAACAGCAGCATTAGATTTACAAGATCAAAAATCTAAAGATGCATTCTATCAGATGATTGGTAAGTTTGGTTTTGATTTATTTAATTAATAAGGAGAGTTATGTTAAAAGGATTAAAAAAATTATTTAAACCTGCAGCAATTATAACAGCAGGTTGGTTAGGTAACAAATTTGGTGGACCATTAGGTGCTAAGTTTGCTCAAAAAATTACAGGTAGTTTAATGAGTGGAGATGGTGCAGGTGGAGACTTTCAAATACAAGATACAAGTCAAGCACCAGTTAATTTTGGAGGTAGAGTAAGTGATTTTCAAAGAGCAGATGACGCTAGTGTAGTTAAAAAATCTCTTAGAACTGCTGATGGAGAAGAATTAAGAAATGAATGGGATTACCGTTTAACTAAATGGTTTAGAAACAAAGATAGTATGTTTACATAAGGAGATACATGGATCAGTTTAAAGAAGCAGAAAATAACCCTTTTGATGCACCAGTTCCTGGGCAGTCATTAACAGATAAACCTGGTAATTACCCATGGGAACACCCGCCACAATATACAGATACTCAAGAAGCTTCTGAATATGTTTGGGATAAATTAACAGAACCTTTATTTGCACAGCAAGTTATTGCTATGTTAGATGCAGGTATACCTGTAGAAGCTATATCTAGGATTGTTTTATTTTCTGGTTTTACAGAAGGTAAGTGGACTCCTGATGTTGGATTTATGTTGGCAGAAGTAGTTATGAAAATGGTAGCCACTATTGGATTTACAGGTGGTGTAAAAAAGTTTAAAATATCTATGACTGATTTAACTAACAATAATGATATGAAAGAGATATTAAATCTTAAAAGTAGAAATGAAGAATTAGAAAAAGCAGCTAAAAATTTAGGAAAAGAAATTAAAGCAATGCCAGAACAAAAAGGTTTAATGGCTCCACCACAACCTAAAGAAGAGGAGGTAGCTTAATGAGTGCATTTAGAGGAATATTAACTGGCTTTGGAATGGCTGCAATTAAAAATAAAGAAGCTAAAGATAATGCTAAAATGGAAGTTGTAAAAGCAGCAGGTTTAGATTATGTTACAAATCAATTACCAGAACATAAAAAAAGAGAAGCTAATAGAGCATCAGCATATAAACAATTAGCTAAAATACTAGACTCTGAAGAAGCTGTTGATTTTTTAGACTCTAATGATTTTCTTGTAGGTGATGGTAAAGATGTAGAAAGAACTTTAAAAATGCTTGAAAACAAAAAAATTAAACCAGATGCATTTAAAAATTATATACCTACATCAAACTATAGCGATAGGTACAATCAAAGACAAACAGATTTTAATTCTAGATTTAGTGATGTTACTAAAAACTTTAATATACAGGGTAGTGGTATTGGTCCATCTGTAGTTAAAGGTTTATTAACTCAAGAAGAAGGTGATATGACTAGAACTGAAGAAGTAACTACACCAGCAGTAGA